TCGCTACAAGGCATAAAATAAGTATCACCGTCTATAGTGTGTTCGTGTGTACCGTCACACCCTAACGTTTTAGCGTATGCTTTAGCGTCTTCTTCACTTTCAAATAATGGTAAACCGTTTACTTCGCCTATAGGTTCAGCATACTTTTGTTTACTTAACGTTTGCATTTTGTCTACAAAATAGCCCTCTATACTTAAACCTTTTAATTCACCGTCTTTAATACGTTGCCATACGTCGTCGTTTAATACCCTCATAGCTACAAACCACGTGCCTTTTGGTAATTCGTAACCGTATAAATTACTTTTATCGTTTTTACTGTCTTCTACGATCCAACTTTCTACAGTATGTACACCAGTTACTTTTTCTTCGTGTTGTAATGTAGCACTATTAGTATTTTGGTGCTTCATATACGCTTCTGCTGCTTTACGTACTGTATCAGCAGTAAAGTAAACGTAATAGTTTTTGTCTTTTTGTGCGTCGTAACGGTATATAGTTTTATAAGGTATTAACGCTGGGCTAATTAATAAACGTTTTTCTTCGTCTACTTTAGCTAAAGTTAAGTTATTCTGTTTAGCATTAAAATAAACAAAGTCTGTTTCTATAGCTGGGCTAGTAACTAAACTAATAGCGTCTATAGCTAGTGCTTCGTTGTCTTCGTCTACTACTAATTCTACTATGTCGTACGTTTGGTTAGCTGCTTCGCAGTCTTCTAAACTGTTATATTTACAGTCACCAGTATTACCGTACTTATATTTACCGTCTTTACATTTGTTACAAGCCATATTATAATATATTAAATTGTTGCTTTACGTCTTATTTTCGTTAATTTGTCTTGTTCTTTAGTCATATCGTCAGCTACTACAAACGCTTTTACTACACCAGTAGTTACACCACCTACACCGTCAGAACCAGCAAAAGCACGACCACCACCAGCTTCGTTCATAGCACTTAACAAAGGTTTAAACATACTTGTACTACGTGCGTTTATAACACTTTCACCGTTAGACAGTCTAGCACTTACGCTATCACTTGTACCACTACCCGCACCGTTTACTAAACCACCTTGTGCAAAAGCTGGTTCTGGTACAGATACTATATTTTTAATATTATTTAAACCAGCAGCTAAAGTAGTACCAGCAAGTAAAAAGTTTAACGGTGGTGGTGCTGCACCTAACGCTTCTGATACACCTTTATAAGTGTTTATAGTAGCTTGTGCTACTGCTACTGCTTTACCAGCTGCACTTTCTTCGCCAAAAATACCTTTTAAATTTTCTAAACTAGCGTTTGCTACTTCTAAATCAGCTAACGCTTGTTCTTGTTTAATTTTACTTATTGCGTTAGCTTTTTGTTGTTCTAAAGCAGTAACGTCTGCACCACTTTTTTTAGCTAGTTTAAATAGTTCGTCATATTGTTGTTCTACTTCTAGCATTTCACGTTCACGTTCAGATATACCCTCTAACGCTAATTCTTTTTTAACGTCTTGTAATTCACGTTGTAAACTTGTTTGATTAGTAAGTTGTTCAGATTGAAAACCAGTTATTTGTGCTTCTATAGCAAGTAGTTCGTTTTGTGCTTCTGTTAGTGCTATTAAGTTTTCTTGGTTTTGCAGTTTGTCGTATTCTATTTGTGCTGCTTTAACTTGTATTTGTTGTAAAGCTAACATTTGTGTAGCTTGTTCTTCTAATACTTTACCCAGTTCTTCGTTAGCTTTAATACGATCTTCAAACGTTGCATTTTCGTCGTCACGTACTTGCCTTAATTTTTCAGCTTGTCTGTCGTATTTTTCTATTAAACCTTGTATTTTTACTGCACTTAATTCTGCTTCTTTTTGTAAAGATACATTTGCTTTAGCAGCGTTAAAAGTTTCTTTAGTATAGTCTACTACTTTTTCTGTAACCGTTTCTACAGTTTCTACTATCTTATCAAAAGAACCGTCTACACCAGTTGCCACGTCTACTAATTCTTTACCAGCCATTTTAGCAGCGTCAGCAGCAGCACTAAAGTTACCTTGGAATAATTCGCTTATAGCAGTACCTACATAGCCCATAGTATCTAAAAAACTATTAAAGCGTTCTATTAAGTTTTCTTTAATAGCGTTACCTAAAGCTTTTATATTTTCTACTGGGTTTTCAAATACGTCTTTAAAAAAGTCAGCTACACCGCCAAAGTTATTAAATATAAAATTTACTAAATCATTAATAGCTATGCTTACTGCTTCAAAAGCAGTGTTAAAAAAGTCTGCAGTTTTTTGGTTTTGCATAAAAACCTCTGCTAACATTTCAAAAGCTTTTAAAGCTAAACCTATACCAGCAGCTTTAAGTGCTACACCTACACCTTTAATACCGTTTTTAATACCACCAGTAGCTTCTGCAGTTTCTTTACTGCTTTTACCTATGTCTTCTACACCTTGTTTTACTTGTTCTAAATCTTTTTTTGCACCCTCTACGTCTGCAATAAGTTTCATTATTACTTCTTCTTGTGCCATTTGCCTATATATTTATGTTTATACCTTGTTATAGCTGGTAAAGTGTCTTTTAAAGCACTAAAACCTATTTTTATAGTATCACCTACTAATTTAAACTTTATTGTTTTTTCCATTATACCCTTACTTCTGTTACTTTTAATATTACATTCCAGTATACTGTATGTGACGATTCGCCCTCTACTTTTAATTCTATATAGTCTTCTGTGCCATTTATAGCAGCAAATTCTATATCGTAGTCTAACGCACTATCACGTATAGTAGTCGCCTTTGTGTGTCCTACTTCTGTTAAAGTGCTATTTACATATTTAAACGTAGCGTGTCCGTAGTTTGTCCAGACTTCATTACTAGCAGCGTTTAAACCTACTGCAGTATAGTCTATAGCGTACGCACTTTCAAAGTCAGAATTTATTATAAACCTTTGGGCTACTTCGCCACCTATATATAATTCTGTAGGTGTTGCGTTTGTAGTAGTACCAGACAGTTGCAATAACATAAATTTACAACGGTTAGCAGTATTAGAAGCACTATAGTTAAAACTACCGTAGTGTTCTGTATAATTACCTTTACCTACTGTTATACTATTTGAAGCGTTAGCGTGTACTAAATTATTATTACCTAATACGTTAGCGTTAGATCCAGCTAAAACTTCGTTACCGTTACCATTAACGTTATGCAATTTGCCAGACAAAGAATTACCAAAACCTTGTACTATATTATCGTCTTTATTATCGTCTTTTTGTGTTTTAAAAGCATAACAAAAACGACCATTATAGTCGTAACCATAAGCGTTACAGTCTGTTTTAGTTCCTATAGTAGTACCAGTACCTTTATCGTCTACAAATAATACTTTACCAGTTTTATCTATGCTATTTACTTTTCTCATATTCTTAATAATTCTACTTTAGCTAATTTAGTTACGTCTGTATTGTATTCTATTTTATTTACTCTATATAGTTGGTTTTTAATTCTAACTTTATAAGAAAATTTAAAATTATTAATGTCAGTAGGTGTAAGCTTTATATTTATTTTAAGTATTTGTACGTTGTCTTCTGTATAGTTTTCGTTTATATAACTTAACCAGTATTTATTGAATAGCGTATTAATAGGTTGTGTAAAGCCACCATTTAAAAATTCTTGCTGGTATACTGTACCGAATAATAGCGTTTCTGTGTTTGTAGTACAGTCTTCTAAATTATCGTCGTACATAGTAGCGTTAGCATATTTAGTATTCAATTCAGTAAAACCACCGTATGTAGTTTCGTAACTACCGTCTGTAAAGTTTGTACCTTTTTTAAATACTAATCGTGGTTTATTATCATAACTTTTATAAGTGTCGTCGTATTCTGTTATGTGTTGTATGTATGTATTAAAAAACCTTTTAGTATAAGGTGCAGAAAAAACTTCTGTTTGTATAGTTATTTCTTCGTCACTTTGTACGTTAAAACTTAAATCTAAACCACCAAAGTCTATACCGTTTAACTGTTTGTATCTATTTTTATAGTAGTCTTCGTCGTCTTCTGCGTGTCTAAATTTTATATTTTTAGGTATGTTTAACGGTTCTATAACTGTTTCGTTAAAGTCTGCTTTATTTGTCCAGTCTATAACTGTATTAGTAATATAATCTACATAAGGTTCTATAGCTAAATTTCTATTACTATTGTCTTCTATGTTTAAATTAAATATTTTAGTTAAGTCGCTAATAATGTCAGCTAACTTTATTTCGCCACGTCTAGCTATTATAGCTTCGTCTGTTAAATCGTAGCCATAAGTATAAATATCTAAACTAGAAATAGCTGCGTTAGCTGCTGGTATTTTTACTGCAGTTGCTAAATTGTTTGCATAAAAACCTATTTGTATAGTTTCACCTTGTAATAAATCTACAAAACCGTATAACTGTACCGTTGTAGTCTGACTGTTACCTAACAAATGTGTAGCTACTGTAATATATGTAGGTATACCGTCTGCGTTTACTTTTTTTACTACTAACGCTACTTCTTGTGGTGAAACGTTTAAATTTTGAAATACGTTGCGTGTATCTATATATAATTGACCGTCAAAAGCAGCAGTATAAACACCGTTAGTATTATTATATAAGTCGTCTGCGTCTGTTTCAGAAATATAAGTTAAAGACGTTGGTGCAGTTATACTTATAGATAGGTTTACGTCAGAAGCAGCAATATCGTCTAAATTAATAGGTTCTACTAAATATTCATTACCTAAAGCACTATTTATAGATGTATCGAAATATATTTTACTAAAATATGTACTGTCAAAAAAATTACTATTGTAAGTAAAGCCAGCAAAAGCAAATATTTTATCTATAATATACTTTAACTGTATGTGTAGTATGTAATGTGCATAAGGGCTATACTGTATAGAACCATTATTAATATATAAACTATTGTTATTACATAAAGCGTAAAACGGTACTGTGCTAGTACCACCAGCAGACAAAGTAACACCAGTAGACGACCAGCTATTTAAAATATTAGCACCCGTTACATTATGGTCTATGTCAGATAAATCTAAATCTTTAATTTGTGCGTCGCCTAACGTTTCTATAATATTAGCTACGTCGTTAAACATAACTACGTTATAACTAATTTCTGTTTCTTTGTCTAATACGCTTAACAACTTTATAAAGCCCTCTAATACTAATATGTCGTCTACGTATAAAAAAGCTTTTATATTATTATAAGCACTAAAATTATTATTATAACGATCTAAATTATAGTAGTGTTCAAAAAACTTATTATTTGTTTTAGTAGCTGGTAAGTTAAAATCTTTAGAATAACTAGCGTTCTTATTAGATATGTCACGTACGTCGTCTACTTGTAACGTTAAGTTAATATTTTCGTTACCGTATAAATCTAACTGTTGGTCTAAACGTGTTGCTTGATTTGTTACTACTAATTTTATCATAATCTTTGTACCCTTGTATTATGTCCTTTTTGTAAAGTTATAAAATATTGCTTTACCATATTGTTAGCAGTAGTCTGTTTTATGTATTCACTATTAGTTATTACTACTGGTTCAAAGTTACCGTCTGCGTTTTGCATATACACGTCTGGGCTAGTAAATAGTTCTTCTAATAATACTGCTTCTGTTTCGCTTATATAGTCTGTGTTAGCTTCTATAGTTTCTGTAGCGTTTATGTTGTAGTTTTTTGTGCCACCCTCATAACTACCGTAGTCGTGGTAATTACTACCATTCTGTACGCTTGGTGTATGTCCGTAGTCTTGTTTAAATGTACTTCTAACTATGCTTGTAGTTTTTATAGACTTTTTATCAAAGTTATAATAGTCATACGTTCCTAATCTATTTACAAAAGCTAGTCTAATAGTTTCGTAACCTTTACAGTCGTTACCTACTATGTCAAAACGATATAATACAGAAACTGCTGCTGCACCATTAAAAGCTTGTACTGTGTAGTAAGATACACCGTCAAAGTCTTCTGTATATTCGTTGTCTATGTTTTGTGTACCACACCCTAAATATAATAGGTTTTGGTTTTCACTAAGACTTGTAGCAGTACCACCACCATTAGCATTAACATTAGAATATATATAAGTAGTCTGTAGTACGTCGCTATCGTTATATGTTTTTATTTTAACTTGATCGAATACGCTGCTAGTTTCTGTAGTGTCGTCTGTAAAATATGTACCAGTGAAAAAAGCAATAGTATGATAGTCGCCTATACGTATTTTTCTATTTACTGTACTGTCTAAACTTGTTAAAGCTTTTTTAGTATTACCGTCTAACAAAAACTGTGCAGTGTCAAATTCTTCACCGTCTTTGTGTTGCACCACACCGTTCCAGAAATAATAAAAATTTCTTAAATATGCTTGTGTTGTCGAAATAGGTAAAGATACTAAACTACCGTCTATAGTGCTTACGTATTCTGCACTTGCTCTAAAGTAAAATGCTTTTACGTTGTCTTTATTTCTACTATAACTGTCTATGTGGTGTATACTGTGCCTTTTATTAAAAGCACCTACGTCTTTAAATTTACTGTCAAATTGACTAAATGTATCGTAACCTATTACGTCTGTTTTAGTAAAGTCTTGTATAACGTTATCTACTCTAAAAATACCACGACCGTCACTATCAGCAGCAACTTTTAACGTAGCTAATAATGTACCGTTTAAGTCATAAACATATAATACATATTTTAAGTTAGTACCTACACCAGCAGTTATAACTGCTTCGCTACCATTAACAAATAAATAAAAGTCTTGATATGCTGGGTTTAAATCTTTTTTTGTTGTCGTTTGTCTTAAATAAGTTGCCATTAGTTTATTTCTTTACTTACAAATTTTAAAAATTTCTGTGCGTCGTTTGCATACGCTTTAATAAATTGTGTCGGTAAGTCACGATACGCTATATTAAAAGCGTCACTAAAAAAGTTACTAGGTTTTACACCGTATAGCTTAATACTTTTAGCTATTAAAAATACTAAACTTTTACGCTTTATAAACCTACCTTTACTATCACGTGCAGACCTTAAACCTTTACGCACTACCCACTTGTCTATTACGTTGCTAGGGGGTTGTTTGCTTGTGTATTTATAAGGGCTTTTAGGTGCTTTAGCATTACTTTTAGAACCTTGTACACCTTTGTCTACAATATCAGCATAGCCCATAGCTACAAAATCCATTTCTATAGCACCACTTGGATATACGTGTACTACGTAACCTAAACTACTACCTAGATCACCAGAAGCGTTTTTACCAGTAGCGTTAAGTATACCACGTGCAGACTGTACTACCTTTTTACCGAAAGCATTTAATACTTTTTCAGTTTGTTGCATTATGCAGTTGCTATAACTATTTCTACGTCTACTACAGTTGAGTTAGGGTTGTGAATTTTTAAGTCACTAATAGCACTTGCAGACGTTTGTGCAGCACCACCGTCGTCACCAGCTACTTTAGTGTCGAACAAAATTACTGACTTTCCAGCTTCTATTTGTATTGCAGCAGTTTCTGTACTGTCGTCTACAAAGTTTACAATTACTTCTTCTGCGTCGTCTAAATTAGTTACTCTAATATATTTTAAATCGTCTATATCAAATTCGTTATTACGTGGTGATGCAGAAAAAGTGTTTACTATGTGCGTTGCACTTACTCCTAAGGGTAAAATTTTCTTCATATAATTACCTATACCAGTTATACTATGTGATACAGTTTGGTCATATACCGTACCGTTTAATGTAATTTGTTCTTTAATTTCTACAGACAGTGCTGCACTTGTTACCGTTGTTCCCATTTTATTATTATTATATTATTATTTATTTTTATGCTACTTTGCCAGTACAAGCAGAAGCGTCAAAGTCTACATTTATACTTACGTTAGCCGTCCAGCCAGTTACTTCGTTGTCAAAACGTTCTGTAAATGGTTCGCAGCTTATACTGTCTTGTATTCTAATATCGTGTCTAAAGTTTTCGTAGTCAGTATTAAAGTCGCTATTTTTAAGTTTACTTATTACGTCGCCTATTACTTGTAGCATATCACTTAATACGTCTTCTTCGTTACTTTCGTCTTTACTTACTAGATCCATAACTATTATTTGAAAACTATAACCTAAAGTGTTTTTAGTATAGTTAGCAGTCTGTGTACCTACGTGCATTAATGGGTATGTAGTTTCTGTTAAATCTACTTCGAATATATCACCTATTGTAGTAGTCTTAATAAATAAACTGTCAGTACCTATGCTTCTAAACATATCGTATAACATATTTAGCGTAACGTTTTTTATTTGTTGTCCTTTATAAATCATTTCTATTTTTGTAAATGTGCTAAATCTTTTTTATAGCTTATATAATTAAAACATTCATTAACTGTTAAGTCTAATACTCTATCAAAGTCTAATATATTACCATTAGCCAAGTTATAGATAACACTATACCAGCCATACCTTTCGCTAAACGCTTCTTCATTTGTCTTATAAGTTGTCTGCGTGTCTTGCGTGGTTGGTTCTTTAAAAAGTGTTGCGTAGTGTTTATGTAGTCCATTCCTATATTCAAAAAAAAACCAGCTGCACCGTTTACTGTGCTTACGCTTAACTTATCTTTAAATAGTTTAGCACGTTCTTTAGCACTTCTAAAGTCGTATTCTTCTATTTCGTATTTATCTTTTTCTTGTTCTGTAATCGGTCTGTATAGTATTGCCATTACACTGTCCATATCAGACCAGCCATTACTTAATTTATTGTCTAAATCTACAAATTCTTTTAACTTTAGTTCGTGTAGGTTAGGGTGAAAACCGTAGTCTATACCGTCTATAGTTATTATTGTATTAAGATCCGAATTTATAGTATTTTCTGTAAGCTTGTTAAGCTGGTTTAATACTTCGTCTATGTCTGACTTCTTGCAGCCCTCTAAAAGTTCTATAGGTGCGTTAGTAAAAGCACTTATAGTAACTAACTGTTTAGTGTATTCGTCTGGTGCGTCTTCATACTGCACCATAAATGACATATACTTACCTAAACTAATTTGTGACCAGTCGTTAGGTATGTAATATGTATTGTCGTTAATAACTAATTCCATTATTATAATATATAAAATTAAACAATTCAGTATATTTGCGTGTGTATTGTTTTAAAAGGGTGTGTAGCTATATAGTTGCCACCTTTTTTTTATTGTACATAGTAATTACCTTGTGGTTTTAGTTCATAGTACATACGCATAGCTAAAGCGTCGCTAAAGTCTGGTGACCTACCTATAGCTAATTTTACTTCGTCTTTACTTATCAGTTGTAACTTCGTGTCTTTGTCAAAGTTCTTGCGTCGTACTTGTTCTAATTCTTGTATAATAAAATTCTTGTGCGTTATATTGTTACAGTTAATATATACTTCTGACTTATTTAAAGCGTTGCTAAACGCATAGTATACTTGTGTCTTTAGGTTTACGTAGTTTTCGCCTTTAAGTGCTTTAGAATTGTTTACAAAACCTTTGCAGCGTAATATATCTTTAACACCACCACCTACACCGTCGTCGTCTACAATTATATTACCTAATAACACACCGTAAGTACGTTGCATAGTTCGTATGTGTTCTGCAGCTTCTGTTACGCTATTACTGTCTAATACTTTAAATTGTTCTGCACGTAAACCGTTCCAGTATATAATTACTGTTTTGTCTTTACCGTATCGTGCTATATCAGCAGTAATGTATTTTGTACCACCTTGCGTGTCTTGTAATTCAAAAGAACCTAGTATAGCGTTATAGTCTATTAGTTTGTCTTCACTGTCGTCGTATTCCCAGTTACCTAATAATAAACGTTGTTTACTTACAAAGTCTAATTTTTCTAACTGGTTTTTATAGTGTTTACTTACGTGTCTATTGTCTGTTAGTAGTGACTGTATAAACTTACGATAGTCTGGTAATACATTATCTTTATACGGTTTGTAAAACGTAGTATATACCCATTCTTTACTAGGGTTACAAGTCATTAACATTTTAGGTATTAAACCGTATTCGTCTAACTTGTACCTAATTCTACTACCTACTATTTGTTTTGCTTTTTCTGTTATCTGGTTACATTCGTCTACAAAGACTGCAGTAAGTTCTAACGATCCTAGACTATCAAAATTTTTGTCGCTAGGGTACGCAAATAAATCTTTTAATATAACTTCACTACCATTATAAAAAGTTATAATATTTGTCTGTGCATTATACTTGTAGTGTATATTAGCTTGTATATTCCAAGCACTACAGACTTCGAAAAATGTTTTTAGCGTTGTCTTCTTTAATGTGTCTAACTTACTACGACCTATTAAGCAGCGTACACCGTCGTATTTAGTACATAGCCATATTATCCAAGCACACCCCAAATAAGACTTACCACCACCAGCACCACCACCGTATAATAATTCTGTAGTAGTATCGTCAGTAAGATATTTAAGGGCTTTACCTTGTTTAGTCGTTAGTGTCGCTATCAATTTTTAATTCTATGCTAATAGGTTTTATTTCACCACTTACGTCTAGTTCTTGTTTCTCTACGTAACCACGTTTCTTACCTTTTGTTTTTAAGTAAAATACTGTAGCTGGTGTATTACCTTTTTTAATTTGTTTGTGTAGGTGACTTTCAGCAAAGTCTATAGCTACGTTTTCTATGTCGTTTACTGCACGTTTATAGTCTTCGTCGTGTTCTAGCCATATATAGTGCGTAGTTCTGTCTATACCTACTATTCTAGCAGCAGACGTTACTACACCTAAAGTTTTTTCTAGTGCGTCTAGCATAGATAGCTTATTTTTTAGTGTTCTGTCTTGGTCTTGCATAGTGTCGAATTTGTCGAATTATTTACCACATAAAGCACATACTACTTTATCTTTGTCTACTGGTTCTTCTGGTTCAGCGTGTGCTATTATATCGTCTTCATTTTGCCATATATCTAAACCCCAGTCTTCTAGTTCTACGCTATCCCATTCATTAGCTAGTATGTCATA